TGTATATTAAGATTGAGGATATAGAAGAACGATTGCAAGAGAAGACAAGGATTAAACGGAAATTAGACATCCTTCACAATGAATTACACGACAGACAAAAGCATATATGGGAGAAACGGTATATATTTGGTTTCTTTGATGATGATGTAATAAATGATTTGAAGATAAGTAGAAGACAGTATTACAGAGAAAAGAATGAGTTACTTAGTTTGGTGGCTGAAGCGTTTTATTTGATTTAGTATACTAGATATATCAGAAAGGAGGATTTCTATGAAAATTAATGGTATTGAATTTGAACAAACTGAATGGACAACTGATTGCGGAGGAAAACAAGATTTCGATTTTCCTGTACTTGGAGTAAGCACGAGATACTGGCAGGATTATACTGCAAGACCTCACATATATTTAGGTGATAAGATTCTTGTTGAATTACCTAAAGGAGAGTATATAAAGGGTGAAAGTGAAGCAGAATGCAAAATGAAAGTTGAGTCATGGGTGAAAGAAAATCTTTCTAAAATTATTGAAAAAATTAATATGTAACATGGCACAAATTGATACACGAGAAGATAGAAAATAAAGGAAATAAAGAATATACTAATAAATAGAGAAGTATCGGAAAATACTTTTCAACTAAATATTTCTGAGTAAGAACAGAAAATATTTATATTATATACACTGTAACAGTAGTTTGTAGTTTTATTTGCACAAGTATAAAAGTTCCCCTTTTATATGATCTTTGACAATGTAATAATGAATGGTAAAAGAGTCCTTTATTCGAGTGAGGGACTCTTTTTTATTTGGTGAGTTACATTTAGTGTAACAGGGATATATCTTCATAAAGCAGGTGGGGGCGAAGATAATTTTATAAAGAGTTTATCGAGGAAGTGGTGGGATATGAAAGAAAACAGATTAACACCTAAACAGAAAGCATTTTGTGATTTTTATATAGAGAGTTTAAACGCTACTGAATCAGCTATTAAAGCAGGTTACAGTAAAAAGACAGCAAAAGAGATAGGTTGTGAAAACTTAACGAAACTTCACATTCGCGCGTATATTGATGAACGTATGAAACAACTTGAAGATAAACGCATTGCGAGTGCTGAAGAAGTCCTTCAATACCTTACAAGTGTCGTGCGTGGTGAGGTTACTGAACAAAAGGTAATGTTTAGTAAAGAAGGTTCTGAAATCGCTGAATTAGGTGCAAGTGTGAATGATCGGAACAAAGCTGCTGAGTTATTAGGTAAACGATACGCACTATGGACCGATAAGAAAGAGTTAAGTGGTAATGTTGGTGTGACAATTGTAGACGATTTGGAGGATTGAGAATATGGTTAAATTTCTTGATATTACTGGATATGAAGGTATTTATAAAATAAATGATATTGGTGATGTTTATAGCGTTCGAACTAAAAAGATTTTAAAACCTAAAAAGTGCAGTGGTTATCTTATGGTGTGTTTAAGTGTTAATAACAAAAAAGACCAACAACTAGTGCATAGATTAGTCGCTCAAACATTTATTGATAATCCAGATAATAAGAAGACTGTTAATCATATAGATGGTAACAAAATGAATAACTCCTTATCTAATCTAGAATGGTCTACACAAAGCGAGAATTCGAAACACGCTTTTAGAAACGGTCTTAATAAGAGTTCCGATAAAACAGGTTATAAAAACCCTAATGTGAAATTAACTAAAGAGATTATTGAAAATGTACAATCGTTAATTAGTAAAGGGGTTAAAATGAAGGTTATTGCTAGTCTTAATAATATAAGTCAAGTAACAGTGCAACGTATTAAATATGGAAAAATAGATATAGGCCTGTATATTTAGATGATTAAGTTATCAAATGTAATTGCTCCATCGTTTTATGACATCCACAAGGATATTAAAAAAGGGAATCATACACATTATTGGTTTAGTGGTGGTCGTGGTAGTACGAAATCATCTTGTATTAGTGTTGAAATCATCTTAGGGATGATGAGAGATGTAAACGCAAATGCTGTTGTGTTGAGGAAAGTAAAAGATACACTAAGGGATTCGGTATATGAACAGCTTGTATGGGCGATTGAAGCACTAGGTGTTACACAGTATTGGGATATACCAGAAGCAAAATTAGTATTAACGTACATTCCTACAGGACAAAAGATTATCTTTCGTGGTGCTGATAAACCAAAGAAAATCAAATCAATCAAGTTTAGTAAAGGGTACACAAAGTTTATTTGGTACGAAGAATTAGATGAGTTTGCAGGAATGGAAGAAGTAAGGATGATTAACCAATCGCTTATGCGTGGTGGTACACAGTTTTGTGTATTTTATTCATACAATCCTCCTAAGAGTGCAAATAACTGGGTAAATGCAGAACGACAACTAACTAGACATGATCGCTTAACTCATCATTCAAATTATCTAACTGTACCAAAAGAGTGGCTTGGAGAACAGTTTATCATTGAAGCTAACCACCTGAAGGAAACGAAACCTAATTCTTATCAACATGAGTATTTAGGAGAGGTTACAGGTACAGGTGGAGAAGTATTTGACAATGTGAAGATAAGACCTATTACTGATGAAGAAATAGCAGAGTTTGAGAACGTTAAACGAGGGAGTGATTTCGGATATGCCATCGACCCGTTCTCATATGTTGTATGTAATTACGATCGTAAGCGTAAACGACTATACATCTACCATGAACTATATAAGGTAGGTTTATCGAATACACAAGCGATAGCACATATTAAAGAAGAAAATAAGAATAATGACTTTCTTATTGCTGATAGCGCTGAACCGAAGTCTATACATGAGTTTAGACAACATGGGTTGAGGGTTAAAGGTGCTAAGAAAGGTCCAGACAGCATTGAATATGGTATTAAGTTCTTACAGGACTTAGAAGAAATCATCATAGATGACACACGTTGCCCAGATACTGCTAGAGAGTTCTTAACCTATGAGTTAGATAAAGATGCTAACGGTAATTTTAAAGCGAAATTTCCTGATTTAAACAATCATAGTATAGATGCTGTACGCTATGCGTTAAATGATGAGGTAATGAAGCATAAAGAGTTTAAGAAAACTGAACATGATCCTGACAACCCAACACCACAAGAGAAACATGAGAAGATGGTTAGACAGATAACAGGGAAGAAACCTCGAATAAAATCTATAACGAAATGGTGATGTAATGTTTAAACGTAAATTAATGTGTAAGCATTGTGACAAGACAGAATATACTTACAATCCATTTAAACAGTTATATTGTGATTGTAGAGTTAGAAAGATAGTAGATGAAGTAAGGGAATACAACAAAACAATAGAAAGAGTTATAGGTATTAATCCTGTCGCTCGAAGATATGAAGAAGTTGTCGGTAGATTAGCTGCTGTAGTTGAAGAATTACAAAAGAAGGTGGATAAATGAAAAAACAAGATGAATTATTAATATTAGTAGCGAATATGTTAAAGGCTTTAGGTGGTACATTTGAGATTAAACCAGAAGATACATTTGATTTAGACCAGGAAATTGTGATCTTAACAGACCCTGAAACATTAATTACAACAATTCAGTTACGAGATAAGAAAGAAGAAGAAGGTGTTTAAATGGCTCTATTCTTATCAGGAATGGGTGTAACCATCGGTTTAATACTAATGCTAGGTGCAGGGTATTTACTAGGTAAGAAGAACACTCCTAAAGTGATTGTAATGGAAGATGAGGAACAACGATTAAAACAAATAGAGAAAGCTCGACAGTTTAATAATCTAATGTCCTATGATGAACATAAGGCATACGGTAAGAAGGTGAACTAATGGATAAAACAAAAGCCTGGAAACTTTATGAAGCAGGGAAGAAATACAATAATCAATTAAAACCAAATTATTATAATATGGTTGATACAAACTGGGCTTTCTTTAATGGCGATCAATGGCGCAATGTAGATGCAGATGACATGCCACAACCTGTGTTTAATATTATTCGAAGGGTTATTACCTTCTTAGTGGCTTCATTAACAAGTGGTAAGACAAAGATTAACCTAGAAGAACTGCAAGATAGTATACAAGAAGATCAATTCGATGATAGTAAATTAGCAACTAAACAGATTAATGACCTATTAGAGAAGTTTAAATTCGATATTAAATTAAAAGATGCGTTGTTTGATGCAGCCAATACTGGTGATGCAGCAGCGCATTTTTATTTTGATGTAAATAAGAAACCGTTTGGGGATGTCGTGACCCTTGCTAATGGTATGAAGGTAGAAGGAGTAACTGGTGAGATCTGCATGGAATTAGCAGATGGCACAAACGTTTACTTCGGTAATGCGAATAACAATGATGTTCAAACGCAACCTTATATTATTATTAGTGGTCGTGACATGGTTAAGAAGTTACAAGAAGAAAAGAAACAATACAGTAAACTTCAAAAGATGATGAAAACAGATTCAGATGAAGTGCAAGAGGATCAAACAACGTTAGATAGTGCAGGAGATAGTGGGAAAATAGAAGTGGATGCTGATGGATATGGTAAAGCTCAATACATTATCTTATATGAGAAACGCAAGGTAATGAAAGATGGGGAAGAAGTTGAAACAGTATTTGCTTCAAAGAGTACCGAGAAGTCTTACATTTATGAAGAATGGGATACAGGAATGACTAAATACCCTGTTGCTTGGATGAATTGGGAGAAGCGTAAAGGCTCTTATCATGGCATTAGTCAGTGTGGAGCAATTCTTCCTAACCAAATCTTTATCAATCGTATGTTTGCTATGGTTATGTATCATCTAATGAATACAGCCTTCCCTAAAGCTGTTTATAATGCTGATTTCGTACCTGAATGGAACAATGAAATAGGCGCAGCTATCCCTATCTTTGGTAGTGATATAGGCACAAACATCAATAATATTGCAGGGTATCTACAACCTGGGAATATGAGTGGTCAAATTGTACAAGTTCTTGAATTGGCGATAGATAAAACAAAGGAAATGTTAGGTATTAATGATACTTCACTAGGTAATGTAAGACCAGATAACACTAGTGCGATTGTTGCAGTACAAAAGAGTGCTGCTATTCCATTAGAGAACCCTAAAGCAAATGCTTACCAATGGACTGAAGACATCGGAGAGATCTTGCTTGACATGATGGGAACGTATTACGGGCAACGACCAATGCAAATAGAGGTTGAAATGCCTAAAATTGACCCAATGACAGGCAAAGAGCAATTAAATCCTGATGGAACACCAATGACAGAGAGTAAAAGACAATTAGTGATGTACGATTTTAATAAATTAAAAGACTTATGGCTAAATGTTAGTGCTGATGTTGGTGAATCTTCTTATTGGAGTGAAATTGCTTCACAACAAACACTTACAAATATGTTGAGTCAAGGGTTAATCGATGCAGTTCAATTTATTGAGCGTATGCCAGATGGAATGATACCAGAGAAAGATGATCTGTTACAAGAATTAAAAGCGAAGCAACAACAAATGGAAATGCAGCAACAACAACAAATGCAGATGCAACAAGAACAACAAATGCAACAGCAACAAATGAATGAGGAACAACAAGCTCAACAACAGCAAGTTGACCATATTCAACGACAAGAAGAAATCAACTTGAAGCATAGAGAGTTAGATATTAAAGAGAAGCAAGT